AAATTGTTGGATTATCCTGACGGTTTGGAAGCTGCAAAGGCCGCGCACCGTCCGCCGGATTTTTTGACCGCCTTTGAAATGCACCGCCATTATAATTGGGATATGGTGTTAACTACCCCTAATATTAGCAAAATTAGGGGCGACATAAGGGGGTGTTCAGAAGGCGCCTATAAACACAAAAATCAGGCTCTTTTGGGGATTGGTGGGCGTTATCTAGAAGCTTTTCATCTAGCTGAAGATAACGGCAAGTCTAACAGTGATTTTCTGTCTGTTCGTGGGCGCAAAATCAAATCTTATGTATGGAATTTATATGCAAGTACAGCGACCGGCGAACACTCCGACACTCTCGCGGGTTCTCCGCTCTGGAAAAATCCGCGTGTCTTACTTTTTGTGGTACTTATTACCGGTGCCATTGGCTTTCTTTCAACTCGTCCAACTCCTACTATCGCCGGCGGTTCTCCTTCTGCTGTGGCTAAGCAAGCCGATTCTGTGGGTGGTGCGGTTCCTTCTGCTCCGGTTGACTCTGTTTCTGTTGGTGGCGTGGTGTCTCGCCAAGCTTCTTCAATTCCTCCTGTCGTAAATCATCCTTTTTCAAAGCATGAATGGCGCATGGTGGGCGTTACTCGGGTAGCGTCTAAAACTAAGGTTTTTGTTAATGTCAGTACCGATACCGAAGAAATTAATCTTTCTAGTGATGAGCTTCAGCACTACGGCTATTCAGTCAAATATCACGATAATTGCCACGCCGATGTATCTTACAAGGGTTCTCCTCCTGTGCCTGTTTATTGCCACAAAAAAAAATCAAAAGTTTCAGCGTTTGACCCTAAAAACCCTTTACCGCTATAACGAGCGGTTGACGAGCTGAGGACGTAGGACGAGGCGAGGAAATAGCGAGAATAAGCGCAATTTTAAAATCATTTCAAGAGCGTGAACGGTTGGTTTGTTTGTGGAATATATCAAAAATGTTTAACCAATATGATATTATTGGTTGACCAATTCTATAGTTTTGGTATAATAGACTCTCTTTCAACGGAGTATTAAATATGCAATCAAATGAAATCGGATTTTTAAGAAAACATCATGTAAAACCTGTTTGTTGGCGCTTGTCTTGTGTTCCAATGGGAAAAACCGTCATCTGGTATTATGTTGAGTTTAATTATTTAGGTGCCGACGCCGCCGGTCATTACGTCGGTGATATATACGTTTCTTCTTGGAATCGTATCAGTACAAGGCGGGGTGAAATAAAGGTCTATAAATCCGCCGCTTCTGCGCTTGCTGATATTAAGTCTGTCGATTTACATGCAATCGTTCATCTTAACTAATGAGGTTTTAATATGAAAACACCTTCTACCGTATACGCGTCTATTTTTTCTGTAGGTGATTGGGAAGGCCAAGAACAATTAGCCGCTGATAAAGTTAATCTTATTTATGATTCTATTTATTCATCCATTGATGATGATTATGATTTAGATAAACTTGCACAAATTATTCATAATGTTTGGGACGATTGGGGTAGCGAATTATCTCTTTTAACTATATCCGATGAACAAATATATCGTTATGTCAAAAAAGCAATTCAATAGATTTAATTATAGGTAACTAGGTGAGCGCAGCCGAGCCGGTTTTTCATTATATCGGCTCGTTCGTTTTTCGTTTCATTGGCCTACGGATCTCCCAGGTTGATCGAGTGACATTATTTCGTGTCGAAAATCTTTTCTTTCGACACCTAATCAACCGCTTTAAATTGTCATACAACGCATATTGATTATATAATTCAGTCAATAAAAAAAAGACCTGAAAATCAGGCAAAAAAAAACCCGCCAGATCTGCAAAATCTGCGGGGTTTGATCGACTAAACTTCACTTAACCGATGACATATGATAAATAATAATATCTGCGCGAGTCAATACGCGCGTTTTTCTTCTGCGCTTTATATTCCTGACTTTTCAACTTCGCGTGATATTTCGAAGCTGGAAATCCCCCCATATACTAACAGGGGGGGATTAAATTATACCCTTTCATTTTCAAAGCCTTGCATACTACCCCCCCCAGTCACAACCCCGATATCTTGTATTGTTGATTATCTTTCTTTTACGTTTAAAACGGGCGGTTTTGTTGCCAGCAAATTTTTATCAATTCCAGATTGGCGCAACGATTTAAACATCAACGAACGCGAAACAATTCAAACCGACGAAGAATCAGAAATAATTGCTTTTTTGCTTTTGCTCTCCGATTACGTTCCAGAATTGCATTTTATTTCTCGCGATACCGGTATGTTCGGCTATAAAAAAACCCTGTCCTTATACCGCGACACAAAAAAAGCCGGTGTTTGTGCTTTTAAAGGCAATAACGGCACTTGCTTGATCTCTTTGACGGGTTCCGGTTGTTCTGGCGTTGATATGTACAAAATGCGTCTTTTATTGGAAAAATTGCCGTTCTGTAAAATTACTCGTATTGATCTCGCTCACGATGATTTAGAGGGCAAATTAACGATTGATGATTTTAAAAATTGGTACGATTTAGGATTGTTTCACACAAAAGGCACACCACCCAAGTGGCGCAAAGTTACTAATTCCGATAAAGGCGACGGAGATACATTTTATGTCGGCAAAAAAGAGAACGGGAAAGAGGCTTGCATGTACGAAAAGGGCAAGCAACAAGGTGATAAAAATTCAAAATGGATACGTGCTGAGGGTCGTTTAACTTCAGCAGATCACCACGTACCTTTTGAAACTTTGACAAGTCCGGCTGTTTTTTTGTCCGGCATGTATCCGGCTTTTGCTTTTCTTTCTTCTTTTCATGAGCGCGTACAAGTTGTTAAAAAACAATCAAAAATCACATTAGAAAAATATATACATTACGCTCGTTTGTCCTACGGTCAGGGCGTTAATTTACTGCTTGAACTAGGCAAAACACCGGATGAAATTGTCAATATGTTGGTTCGCGACGGTATCCCAAAGCGTTTTCAAGAAATACCATTCTGTTGATCGCTTCGTCTTTCTCTGCTGTTCGGGTCTCGTTTTCTTTCGGCATCATTTACAAGTTTTCTGATGTAAGCCGACGGCGTAAGGTTCTTTTCCTTGCAAGCTTTCTCGATTAGGTTCCATTCGTAATCCTGAAACGAAAGTGTTTTCGGTATTCTCATTTTAATTTTTCCTTGACTGAATTTAAAAAAGTATACTATCCTGTAATTGTCATACATAAGTACGACTTATGTATTTTTAATTATTTTTTGAGTATATATCATGCCAAAATTACTTGTTGCCGCTGTTTTCACAAATACGGGCGTTGCTAAAGCGTCCGGTAATCCTTATTCAATGCCACGCGCTACCGTTCTCGGTGATTTTATCGACGTTGAAAATTCAAATTTTCAATCGCGCGGTTTAGGTTTCAACCCTGTAGAACTTTCCGTTTCTCCTGCTTTTTCTGATTCATTACATAAGTATTTTGCAGACAATTTTAAAGGTTTGCCTGTCTCTATTGACTTGGTTACTTCTTTAGATCGAGAGGGCAGAAATATCATAACGGGTTTTGAAAAAGCTACTGTTTCTGTAGTTCCTTCTACTTCCTCATTAAAAATTTAATTTTATGGCTGTCGGTGTTCTCGCTAATGTTGTCGTTTGCACCACAACCGCGAATCCTTGTCCGCCTGAGCTTCAATCAGTCGTGCAAGCTTACTTGATTGACCCACTGTATCAGACTCCAGCTGATGCCGTGTTAAGTCAATCGGGGCTTGATTGGGATATGGTCTATGACGGTTTTGGCCTTTCCCTGTCTTTATTTGTTGTCGGTCTCTGCGTCGGCGTTGTTATTAATGTAATTAAAAAAGCGAGATAAAAAAATGTTTCAATCTAAAAAAGAGTTAAATAAAAAATCTACTGTAGCCCGTAAAGTCGTCGGTACTGGCGTTGCTGTTGGTGGTGTTGTTGCTTCTGCTACTGCGTCAGCCGTTGGTATTGGCACTGATGCTGCTGCCGCTATTGCCGGTGCTTCTACTGATGCTACAACCGTGGGTACTGCTATTGCTTTAGTTATTGCCGGTATTGCTGCAATCACTATAGTTTTGTCTTTGATTCGCAAGGCATAAGGCCATGACCATAATGGTTTCATACTTAATTGGCACTTGCTGGACATTGGCTTTTATTGCTGGTTTAAGATGCACCATTATTTAGTTAAAATTTGGCGGCCTTCATTGGCCGTCATTTTATTTTTTCTTTCTTCGGTTGTTTATGCTGAGGATTATCCCTCGATTCCCGTTTATTCTTGGTCATCCGCTACCAGTTCAAGTGGTCAGGGTGTTTGCGATCAAATAGGTGTCATTCAAGGCACAACTTCAACTTTTGAATATTTTTATCGTGCTATATCTTCTAATCAGGGCGCATGTGATGAAAAATATATTTCTACTCATTCGTTAAATCAGTCTTATTTTGTCAATATTTCCGGTTCTTGCCCGGGTGGCGGTTCTTGGACTTCCGGTGTTTGTGTCGGCGCTCCCGATTGTTCTGCCGGTGAAACTCGCAGTACCACCACGGGTATTTGTTCAACTCCTCCGAAAACCTGCGGCGTCGGCGAATATAATAGTAGTCCTTCTACATGCACGCCAATTCCCGATTGCAATACCGCTACAACAGGCAATTATTTTGACGTTAATTCAGGTGGGTGCGTTCCGCCGCAATGTCCCGAAACTGGTGGTGTTTGTGATGTTAAAGCCTGCGAAGATACAACCAAATATTATTGTCCACCTACTGATAGTTGTAACGGTTCAGGTTCTACCTGTTCGAATGATCCAAACGCACCGGACGCAACTAAAGCACAACGTGACGCGCAGATTGCCGCTGATCGCGCCTCAGCTGATTCCGATGCTGCTACCGCCGCCGCCGCTAAAGATGCCGCCGCCAAAGCCGCCGATACTAAAGCCGCTGACGCTGCTAGTGCTGATGCTGCACAAAAAGCGGCTGAGACCGCCGCCAAAGACGCGAGTGCCACACAAGCCGCGCGCGATGCTGCCGCGCAAGATTTTATCGACAAGGCCAGAGAAGCCTTAAACAAGCACGATTCCGCAAATAATGCAGCTAATTCCGCCAATGATGCCAGCGCAATCAAACAACAAATCGACGATCTTAATGCGCTTCTTCACGATGCCGCCACAATTAACGGCAATTCCGATACATTAGCAAAACAAATACACGATTTGTTAAACGAAATTAATCAGCGTTTAACTGATGCAATTAACGGTTTTCCACGCGGCAAAGATACTCCGCCCGACGCAGCACATCCTTGTCCTGTGAATGAAAATTGCGACGGTCAAGCCAGCAATAAAATTTATGTTAAAGATACTGCTCCCGTTACCGCTCCAACTGATAACTATGATGTGAATCTAGAAAGCAAGCGGCAGCAATATCAAAGCCTAATTACTAACGCTAAATCAGAGTTTACCTCTCTAAAGCCAGTATTAAGTTCTGTTGGTGGTTCATTGGCTTGTGACGGTGGTGTGATGCTGCCGGTGGTTAATGTTCAGTTTCAGGTCTGCCTTGCTCCTTATGCTGACGCTTTTGCTGTTATGGGTAGGGCGGTATTTTTCGCCGCTACTGCTGCCGCCATATTTGTTATTTTAGGTTAAGCCATGTTAGAAGCTCTGAATAATCTTATCGAGTCCATTTTTAATGGCTTCGATATGATTTATACGTTTTTTTCAACCGGTATTTATGATCTCGCCGTGTGGGCGTTAGCTCGCATAATTGAAAAGCTTACTATCGGTTACTTTACATTTATGCTGTGGGCGTTGCCGTTCGCTTTTGATACTGCCAAACAGATTATGATTGATCTTCAGTTGTCTGTTTATATCAATGCGGCTTGGGCTTCTTTAGATTCTCAAGTTTTAGCCTTGGCTAATTTGATGAAAATTCCCGAGTCCGTCAATATCATTGTTAGCGCTTATTTCACTAAGTTTGTGCTTCGATTTATTCCGTTTATATGAGTATAAAAATTCACCACGGGCCACCAGGTTCATATAAAACTTCGGGTGCGGTCATGGATGATTTTGTAACTGCTGCGCTTGCGGGTCGTGTGGTCGTTACTAATGTTCGCGGCTTGAATGATCGCTCTAAGGTTATTGAAACCTTGAATAAAGTTAGAAAGTTTCCGCGATTTTGGGAATTTGAACAGGTTCCTGATTCATTCGACATTGTTTGGATAGATACCGCTACTCGTGACGGTCGCATTCAATTAGCTACGTTTTTTCATTGGATACCACAAGGTGCTTTTCTTCTCATTGACGAGGCACAGACCGTTTTTCCGCTGGCGTGGAAAGAATCTCAATTAAAATTGTTGGATTATCCTGACGGTTTGGAAGCTGCAAAGGCCGCGCACCGTCCGCCGGATTTTTTGACCGCCTTTGAAATGCACCGCCATTATAATTGGGATATGGTGTTAACTACCCCTAATATTA